TGGCAGCCTTCTTGGCATCGCTAGCAGCCTTCTTAGCAGCCTTCTTAGCAGCCTTTTCGGCTTCTTTCTTGTCGATCGCGGCTTGGAGAGCAGCTGCCCGATCGGCAACAATCTTAGCCTTCTCTTCCTTGGTTTTGACAGAAGAGCCCGTACTCTTTTCGGGTTCCTTACGAACGCCCCACTTCATACCGAGGACGCCGTAGTGTGCTAGTTCCTCTGAATGGTTAGTCGCCATTCGATCTCACTCCTTAGTTGCTTGATGGCCTCGATCGTGAACGATGTGGCCGGCGGATCGAATGCTAGCTTAACGGAGTAATTGACGTACTGTCGCAGCATTCTACCGAGTACCGTGGTTGGATAGTCATCCGACGCGGATTGAGGAAGAGCTGGATCCTCTGTCAACTGCGTAGCTGATGCGAGGGAGTTCTCAATAGCGTCGGTTAGTTCGAGATCGAAATCGGTGTCTTCATTCTCGATGTTAAGATACCGTTTCGTCTCTTCTAGAATGGTCACGAGATCCTCCTCCCCCATAATGTCGTGTCTCCGGGAGACCTAGGCTCAAAGTCAACCAAGGCCAAAGGAGACGTTCCGTAGTGAATAGCATTATGCGTATCTCTAGATACACAAATAAGGTTGTTCAGATCCCACATACATGGGTCTGCATCAGAGCATTGTCGGGGTGTTAGAGGATTTATATGGTGAACTACGATACCATCGTAGATCTCATAACCCTCTATACCTAGATCACAGCCAAGGTCCCTAGCAATCGCCTCTGTTCGAGCCTTTCGCCAGACGTCAGATCTGTAAAAATCCTGATTCATCCACCTAGAGCCGCCGAAGGTCTCGTCGAAGAACTCTCCGTTCAAGGAAAGGTATTCAAGTCGCTCTTCAAAGGTCTCCAGCCTGGACAATTCGCTATAGCTGCGCATCGGGCTCTCCAGAATATAGCCTGAAGGCCTCAAGCGCTTCCGAAACAAGCTCTTCGGTTCTGGCTGCCGACTCGAGAGCCGAAACTTTAGCCTGTGCGAGTAGAGTGTCTGCTTTAATGCGCTCTTGTTCCAGCTTTTCCCTACTTCCACCAAGTTTTAGGAAGTGTAGGATCACAGAATTGGACGCTGTACCGTCCATAATCTGCTGTGCGGCTAAATCCATCGCACCTGCAATAGCCAATCGCTCAGCTTCTTCTGGGCTAGTAGGGGGTTTCCCCCGCTTTTTAACCATACATGCTCCTCTTTTGGTTTGTTCGAGACGAGTTTTAACCTACACGACCGCCGGTTGAAAGGAGCATGAAAGACCGGCCGATGAGAGAACCAGGCCGTGTAGGCTAAAACCCATCTCGAAATATCCCTCCGGGGGTAAATCGAGGAGGGGCGCGATTTGGGCGGGGGTGGTAATCGCGCTACCAGCCCCCCGGGTACTTAGGGATGGGCACCGGTCATCCGCCGGCTTGCGATCCATCTGACGTTCATCGTTCGACGAACGTTCGCAATCCTGTTGCGTCCCAAGCGATGATCCAATCGATTGCTTCATTCACATCATCAGCAATCAACGCATCACTAAGGTTTGAGCTTGTCTTACACACACGATCAAGGAGAGCACAAGAGTTGTAACCATTGTTCGTGTCGAACGCAAACCACAAGTCGAACTCATCTTTAGGATCGTAAGGATTGTCAGTTGTTGTAAGGTAACGAGTTGTCATGACTATCAACCTCTCACAGCTTCTCGCACGGAGGACGTAGAGATTCCAAGCATCTCTGCGATCTCAGACGTTGTTGCACCGTTTCGAGCCATAGCACGAGCACGAGCAATCACACTAGTCGAAAGGACTGGTTTGTCTTTAGGCATGGATAGGTCATTCAATCGTTCGGGGTCCGCATACCTAGCAATGGACTCCATCATGGCGTTACTAACGGCACCATTCATGATGGCTTTCCATTCCTTGTCGGTGATGTCGAATTGTACCTCCTTACGGGAGGCCCCAGTGCGGGCGCGTGCGGCCTTGAGGGCTTGCGACTCAAGACGAGTCCGCTCTTCCTTAGTGATTGAAGGATTCTCATCGACCTTAGCCTTCACCACACCCCCGGCCACTAATTGGGCCTGGCGTTCCCTGGGTGCGTTAGTGAGGGCCGTACGTACCTTCTCCTTGAGTGAGGCCACTTCATCCGCGTACTCCTTGGCAGCAAGGGGGTCTCTTTTTAGGGTGGGGGTATCAACGATCTCCCTCCTAGCCCTATTAGCTAGGGTCTTCATGTTGTTGGCATAACCTGCGTATAGTTCTTCCATGGGGGTACCAGATGAAAGCTTACGCGCGTCGTCAACCAACTCCATGCGCGGTACCTTCTGCATACGCAACATGGTATCCACACGAGGGGGCTTGGTCTTGAACTCTTTAACCACAGTATATGATTCGCCTGTGTCCTCGTATACCTTACGGCCCGTGATTGGATCGATGGGTCCGCCTTTTGCTGCGGAGCGGAGCTTCCGCTTAGGAACGATCATATCTGATTTAGCACGGGAAATAAGAGTGGCCACGTTATCGTCGCCTTGGTATTTCTTCCTGAGTGAATCAATACCGTTATCCACGGCTGATGTTTTATAATCCAGCTTATGCTTGGCGGCGTCAATAACAACCATCGAGTGTCGGACTGCTTTGGCTAGTTCAGCTTCCGTAGCCCCCTTGATTGTCATGTCGGTAATAAGATTCGAAATCTTACCCATCTCACGCTGCTTGCCGGCCTCCGTCAACACCTTCATGCCGGGGTATGAAGGATATGCGGCAGAGGGGTCGAAGCCTTCGAGACCTTTGAGAGGAGACGTGGAACGAATACGACTCTTTGGCGTCACCGGAATAACCATGACAGTATCACCGTCGAAGTCCGCACCAGACATACGCTGTGCGACCTTGGGGTGAATACCGATAGCGTCCGCAGCCATTTCACCAATGGTGCGTCGGGCTCCCTTATGTCCGTTATTCACAGTGACGATGGGGATCTCGAATGTGCCGCCATGAGGATATCGAACTAGTGCAACCTGTGTTCCGTTCTTAAAGTTCGGAGCATATACCTCGGTAGGCTTCAGGGTCTTGACTGGCAAAATAACCTGATATGCCTGGTTCGGTACAGCTGCTGCTTTAAGGCGGACAGAATCCGAATCACATGAGTCCGCGAATTCCTGCAGAGCTTTTCTCCGGAGAACAGGATTTGTAAGAGACATGATTTTCTCAAACTGTTCCTTCTTCTCCGAAGTTGAAATATCCAGCTGTTGTTTTGCGAATGACAAGTTCTGCTTCGAAAGGAACTGGGCCGACAGTGTCTTAGTCCAGTCTCCCCAAGAACCTTCCTCATTCACGATATTTACGGGCGACAGCTTCTTGTTACCCTTGGAGTCCAGGTATTCCATCTGTCGGCGGATAACGGCACCGAACGGATTGTCTGGATCGTCTTTCATTTTCTTGAGTACTGTATCACCGTCGCCGATCATGGGGACCTTCTTGGATTTATTCGTGTTGAAACGAACATCTTTTCCAGCAGGAAGATCGTCTGCGTAGATCGCCATTCCCTTGAGGTAATGGGTTCCGTCTACAGAAATACGAACCTGGGCGTAATTCGACTTACCCAAGTTTAGGTCTTTTAGGCCTCGACGAATTTCAATAACACCATCCATGTCGGCCCCGCCCTGTTCAGAATATCGAACCATTACTCGCTTCGAGTCTAGAGGGGCAGGGGGTTTGAGCGACAGCTTAGTTCCATCAGGATCCGTGCGAACACCGACCACGTGGATCTTATCTAGATTCTGAACGACCTCACGCTTTTCGATACCGGGTGCGACTAGAACGCGAGTGCTAGTGTAATTATCGGTGCCGAGCTGTCGAATTTTGACGTCTTCGACCTTGTATCCCTGGGCTTCGAGTGTGGAGGAAGCAAGTTTGAGAGACGTGGCAGTGGTTCCAAGAGTCACCTCAGTGCCAGCACCAATATCGATATACTTGTGCTTGTCGACCTCCCGCTTGAGAATATCGGCCGTGTCCTGGATCTTCGAAGCCGTACGGCCTGCATCTTCCTTGAGGTAGTTGCGGACGGTACTTGCAGAAATACCAAGACGCTCGGCCACAGCAGCCTGGGACATGCCCTTCGCATCCAGCTTCCGGACCATAGCGATCTCGACAGCCTGTCGTTCACGCTTAGCGATCGACTTGGTTGCTCGGAGCTCCGTGGTCGTCATGCCAAGACCGCGAGCGATCTCAGACTCGCTCATACCTTTGGACTCGAGTCCCTTCACGAGACCTTGGAAATCGAGAGAGCGCTGATAAGGATCCTTACCAGACCCCCAAGGATAACGACCCGACTTACGCAGAATACCGTAGTGGGCCAGAGTATCGTCTGTTTCTTCAGGGACGGTGGTATTTACGTTCAGCACTGGTCCTCCAAGTCTAGAATATCCGAGAAATGTACGATTCGGCGCATGATGTCCCGAATATCATCTGTATCGGGAGTGTGGGATCTTACTTCACCGTTTTGATAAATGCGAAGATGCATGTTAATCGTCGGGGAAATATTATACTCCAGGCAGAAAAGAGCGGCGTAGATCTCGAGTTGTTCGAACTTGGTCGGGCCTAGTCCGGTCTTGAGATCGTGAATGCGCAGCAGTTCATTGTCTGGATCGAATGAAATCGCATCGGCGGTTCCGAAGGCATGGGGGCTAAAATATAGAACCTGCTCCGGGGTCATTGAATATCGGATGGCGTCGTTGACGAACATGCCGACTGTATCAACGGTGTCACCGAAGGGAAGCCCCAAACGAATATGCTCAGCAGCAATCTCATGGAGTTGAGTACCAATAGCAGCTGCTCGAGCATTACGATATGTCTTGAGGACTTTATCGTCGTCGTATCGGAGCCATGAGCTCTTACTCGCCCCGAGGAATGCGTGCTTGCCTTCGAGATTGCGGTGATCGACGAATCTCACTGGCGGACTCCAAAATAAAGCTGAAGTTCGTCAAGGACTTCCTTCTCGTTCTCCGGGTAGATGAAACGAGCGAATCCCATCATCGTTAGGCGGTTGACATAATATGTCTGGTTCGGTTGAACGTGCGCCTTGTCCGATGCCTTGACTTCAAGCATGGCCCACATGTCGCCATGAAGGATCAGAAGATCTGGAACTCCCTGTAGATAGTTAGGGTCGTTCTTCAGGATGAGGCATCCGGGCAATAGCCGGGATAGCTTCCCCATCAGATCTCGCTGGTACTTGTTTTCCTTTGCGCTCATGTTTGCTCCTTTCGCAAAGGTAAAGAAATGGTAAAACCCCAGTGGGTAAGGACAGTGGGTAAGGGCCTAATGGGCCCCGTTCTATCCATTATAGGAAAAGTTTTTGTATGGGTTCGTTACCCACTAGGATTTTGGGCCGAAAATTGCATGAAAATTGCAAGTGTCCCGTTTGGCCCACTGTCCCGGGGCTCTTATTATATATATTTAATTTTAATTTAATTTAATTTAATAGAAAAATAAGTGGGCCAAATGGGACAGCAGCGACTTTTCGTTGCAATTTCAAGGAAAAGTCCACATTGACAAGTGGGCCAAAAGTGGGACAGTGGGACAAAAAAGTGGGACAGTGTCCCAAAATGGCCCAAAAATGGCCCTGTAGTGGGTAATGAGACCCCATCCGTAGTGGGTAATGAGGCCCGCTAAAACACCCTTTTGTCCCGTTTCTGTCCCCAAAAGCGGCCCACTTTGTCCCACTCTGTCCCGGCAAAAAATGAGAATCCAAGTAGTATTTGCAGAGCGAGGGACCGTTTTTAGGCGATCCCCCGCTCCACAAATGTCATGCAACCGGCGGCATGTCGTAATCCCATCCGAGTCGAATGTCGTATCGGATCTGATCAACGTTCATCAGTCAACTCGATTCTGACGTCGTATCGCACGTACCTATTGTTGGGATTCTCTCCCATGAGAATATCTGCGCTCATGGCAACCGCATCCCTATAGGTATTCAACCTATGCTTCTCCTCGAAGTAAAGATCCTTCCCGTAGTAACCTCGGATAGTCAACAGATAATATTCCACGTCAACAACCCCTCTCGCAAGAGTTGATCAGCTTACCGGTCTTGTCCTCGCGCCAGATTCGGATGATAGCGTTGTCCGCAATCTCACCATCACGAATAACCGTCACCGCCGACTTGAGAACATCCTTTGCGTACTCATACGCCGCGTCCATTGTTTCGAAACCTTCGCATGACTCGAAAGGGGCATACCTACCCATTCCGTATTCAATCTGTACGGTAAACATTTGGAAATATCCTCTCAGAAGATTCGCAGAGTGTCGAGGTCTTCGAAGCACTCTACTTTAGTCATTCGGATGACGACATTCTTCTCAGGCATCATGCAAACCAGACCCTTGACATAGGTATCGGCCCTAGCACGATCTTCGAAAAATGCGTAGTAGTCGTAGCGCTGCTTGGTCTCTGAGTCGACCGTCGTGACATGGACCATCCACTCAGTGTTGATGTCCTGTCCGAAAATATAGGTCTTGTTAGTCATTCTTCTTCCTTCGATTCGCCGGGTTGTGCGGGCATTTGAGGGTGTGCGTCTTCGGGAAGATCCGCCCACTCTTCGACCGCCAGTACTCCTGACGATCGTCCGGGTGTGTCTTGAACCAGTAATGATCCTGACACTCACAAGGATCAGGTCGTTGAATATCCATGGTCGTAATGGTGTTAACCGTATCCGAGATTGTTCGCGACAACACAGAGTAGAAGAACTTCGTGTCGTGCGTGCAGTCCAAATCAATCAACGAGTTAACTGCCAATTGGAACGGGATGTCGACTCGATTGTCTGCGAAACACTCAAGTCGAATCCTGACCCAACCCGGCTCTTCAGAAATATCGACTTTGAAGTCAGAGAGCTCATATCCGTTATCAGTCTTCATAATCACCCTCAGCTACGGTAACGTCACCAGACATATCCATGACAACATCGATCTTCTTATCCAAAAAATAGTCGCCCGCCTTTAGTTTACTGACGGATTCAGTGTACTCCACGAGCATAGCTTTTACAGACCAGCGATCATCGGAGTTGAGAGCGTCAGCATACTGTTGAGCCCAATACTTATTCTGATGGATACTTAGAACAATACAAGGCGCGAAACCTGTATGATAATCGATAGAGGTAAACAAACACCACGGAGTCTCGTCAGTCGTTGCAGTCATTGCTGAGCTCCTTTTCCCAAGAATCAACCATAGCCTCGAGAGCCTGCCGTATCATAATTTCAGCTATCTGTTTGTCGTCCGCAATGAACTCATACTTGAACAAGTGGATCTTAACGTTGGGGTCCCCCTCGTTAACATCAGCATGAGCCTGTTTGGTCAGTCTCGCATCATGAAGAGTCTTGTGAAACGACATGAAACGGCGAACCGTTCCGTCCTCCCGACATGACTCAACAAGAACACACCAGCTCTTACCTTCGGGGTTGTAAATCACGCAACCGGGCTGCATAGTCATTTCATGCTCCTTTACAGGTTGTGCGCAAATATGCGCTCATTGAAGACGCCCTTCTCTTGGACGGCCTTCCGGATGGCAGAGTCTATTCCAGACTCCGAGAAAAAATAGAAGTAGTGGAGATCTGTGAATGGAGTGTTGATCCGGTCGATACGACCTTCAGCCTGCTCCAAGACCTTCCACGAGTAATTGAGGGAGTAGAACACAATCGTGTCCGTCTCTACACAGTTCCACCCCTCGGCGCCCGCGGTATACTGTACCAAATATACCCATGAATCAGTAGACGGAATCGGCTCGTGGTTGTGCCCGTTCCACTCAGCCACGGTGAATTCATCCCGCAATTCAAGCAGGACGTCTCGCTCGTAGTTAAAGTTGTAGAACACAATCAGTTTCTTACGCTTGCGCGCCACCAGACGAATATGATCCACGCGAGATCTATCCGAGTTGACGCACTTGCGTAAGCCGTAACAGACACCGGCAGCATTCCTATAAGGCTCCTCGGTCCATGGATCCACACGCTTCTTAGCGATGGACTCGTACATCTCCTTGTCATACTCCATGGGGATGTAGGACCGGTTACGTCTGGTGTGGCGTTCTGCCGGCATAGGGACGAGTATCTTTCTACGCCGGGCCTCGAGTAGCCCTGTATCGAGATACCTCTTTACCTTCGGGTATTTCGCAAACCTGTCCCAGACGATGTGTCGCTCTGCGAATTCGGTTCGGTTCTTGTAGTATCCATTGGCGATGAATAGGGGGACGTAGTCAAGCCAGACATCCCCCGGTGTTGCGCTGAGTAGGATCCACTGGTTATTCTCCGCAATCTTGAGGAAGCTCTTAACCCAGGTTCCAGACCCGACTACACGCTGCTCATCAAATATGAACACATTAAGACAGCAGTCATCGAATTTCGAGATGTTGTTCCAACTCTCGATTGTCACCTCTTCAAAGTCGGCACCGAGCGCAGCGAACTCACCCTCCCATTCGAGAGAGTCTCTCTTCCGCGCAGTAGTGATTACAATGATCTTACTTTCATCCGCTTGAGAAAGGGCCCAAGAGGCTCCTACACGTGACTTGCCCGAGCCAACGCCACCGACAAGGACTTTGCCACTCTGTAGGAGCCCCAAGGCCTCTTCCTGGTGCGAATATAGTTTCGCAACCATTACTTCTAGAGAATCTCCTTCTTCAGCAAGCGGAGCACCACTTCCGCCGCATCCTTAGGAATGTGAGGATACATCTCGATCTTGACCGGGTAGTTGAACAACCCGTAGTGCACCTTAGCGATCCATTCCCACGCCAGAGGGTTCGTACCGTTAAGGATACACTTACCGCGATGTGTAGTGATCTCGACCCACTTGATCACCTTCACGTCTTCCTCGTCCCCGGGCACCATCAGAATTTCCCCGAGGACAGGACGCTTACCCGATAGGATATCTTTCTTGAAGTCGGGAGGCGTCTGCTCCCGTAGAGGAGTGGAGAACGAGGTCTTGACTGTATCGAATCCGCGAATGAAGTACTCACCAGCAAGCATTTGTAGGATATCTTTCGTCTAAATATAGTTCAACGAGCGCTAGACTCAGACTCGCTCGGGAGCTGCGAATCCGCGCATGAGCGCATCAGAAATGAGCTTACGCTCTTCGGGATCATCGAAGTCGGGGTTAACCATGACTTCCTTGGTCTCATAGTTAACCTGCTTGATGCGGGCAACCCAGGAGTCACCATTGGTGATTTCACCATCGTAACCTGCGCTGAGCTTCTTGAGCTCGTAGTACACCGTATCCGTATCCTCCTTGAGGGAGAACTCGGTAGTGGGGGTACGCCCCTCAAGCTTCTCAACAGAGAAACGAGGGTCAAAGGTCTCACCGACGATGCGACCGTTGCGGAAGTTAATCCGGAAGGTGTAAGGCTGGTCGTCAGCAATCTTGTTGCCGACTGCCTTCTTCACGAGACCAACGATGTTGTCGTTGATCTTGCGCATGTCCTGTTCGTACTTCGTGAACTTGAAGTAATCCTTGTTCTGGAGGATTGCCTTCTTAACGTCTGCGGGGATCTTAGTCATCAGAGAGAATCCATTCCTTGCTCGCGGTTGAGCGCTGCCTTAATGGACGCCAGGGCAGCCGGCGTGATCTTCGGGTTGAACTCAGCGTGCTCAGCCCAGTACTTGCCCCGCCCATCCGTAGGAGTAGCACCCGGCTCGTTCGCGCTACCCTCAACCTTGATGCGCATAACGTAGTCGCCACCCGCATCGATCGTGGTATGCTTGGAAGCGTCCTCAGCCGAGGCGCCATTCTCGGCGAAGACAAGCTTCTTGACGTTCCACATCCAGACCTCAGCCGCGGGGTTGTCGGTATGGAGCACGGTCTTGTTGACCTGCTCACCACCAATCTCACCCTGGATCTCGATCGAGAATCCGGTGTAGTCCCCGTTGATCGGGATGAAGCCGTTCTTGATATTCACGATCGCCGTGAAGTTGTCGTTGTCGAACTTGGAGTTCATCGGATCCGAGAGAACGGCCTCGAGGTAACCCGCGATACCGAGAGCATCCACGGAGGAAAGCTTCTCCTTCACCGGGTTAAGATCGTGCCAGGCCTGGTTGTCCGGCACCACAGTTTCGAACCAGTTAGCCATGAACTAGTTCTCCTTCCTTCTGTAGACGGTCCCAGATTGTGTCATCCAGGCGCCGCCTTGTTTTGTTGACATCCGCCCGGGATCCTAAATATAGGTTGTCCAGAGCGTTGTTCCTAACGTCGCCATCGGTATGGCAGACGAAGGAATCAGTGGGCCACCTCTTGTAGAAGGCAGCCCAAACAACCGAGGCGACAGTCTTCTCAGACGCCCTCCCGGAAGATTTGTAGAGTCTGACGTAGAGCGTCTGACCATTCCTCGTGAACGGCCGTAACGCTACGACAGAGTTGATCTTTCGAACATCCCCCAGACGATTAGCCTCGTACTGTGGGAAGTTTGGTACCCGTGCCCAAATGTCTACTTCATCGAGCATTTCACCAACTCCTAACGACGGGGGCAGGCCACACACAACCCACCCCCGTCAGGAATATTAGACGTCCAGATCTGCGTACTTAGCAGCGAACGTCGAGGTCTCATCATCGACCGTGATGTAGGCCTCCTTGAGGTATGCAGAGATACCCTTGTTGCCGTTGAAGTCGTAGACGTGCGGGGAGATCACGACATCGGCCGTCTTGATCGTAACGCCGTCCAGCGAACCAACGGTCTCTTCAGACAGCAGGACCTTTCGACCACCAGTGATCATCCAGATCGCCGGCGGACGGAAGTCGAATCGGACCTTGACTGTGATGTACGGCTTCTCGGGATCCGGATTGCGGTCCTTGTCCTTACCATACTTGATGTTCCAGCCGTCGTTGACGAGATCATCCACGAGATCCAGAGGGATCGCGACGGAGAACTCACGACGACCTTCCTTGTTGAAGCGCGAAGCAGCTCCGGAGAAGTTCAGGAAGAACAGCTTACCGTTCTCGATGCAGATATCAGATGCCATGTTTGGTTTCCTTTCTAAGCGACGAATTCGTCGAAGTTGATGAATTGTTCAATGGCTGCGCGCGCTTCGTCCGCGAGCGCTTCGGAGTAAGATGTATCAACATCCTGCTCTAGGTGTAGGTACTTGACTACTTCTGCTTCCTTCCAGAAATATCCCTTAGTACCTACAACGGCGTCCTTGATCTCGCCGTCCTTATTCTCCCGAAGGAGCTCACCGCCACCTCTGTCTGGCTTGATCGGCACGAACGCACCAACCCTACCAACGAAGTGAGGCTCCCCATCAGGGAAGCGCAGATACATGGCGGTCTGTACCTGCTTAGTCTGGACGTAGTCCTCGAATTCAATCGGCTCTCCAGAGAAGAGCTTCTTGAACACGTAGGGCTCCTGGAACTGCTTGCCAGTAGCCGTCCACTCACCTTCGTGAGGGAACGCGTACTTGGCAATATAGACGGCCTTGTTCACGAGCACCATCTTGGCATAGGTGGCCTCGTGTTCGAAGATATACCCGTATCGCTGACCGAAGTCCATCACCTTCTGAATATCGTCAGGCGTAGCGCCCGGGATCTTGATCGAGTCCGTCTTGATGTGCGCAACTGTCAGACCGAGCTCGTCCTGCACGTAGTGCTTGAGATCGATCATGAAGAGCGCACCTCGCTTGGCGACAATGTTATCGATGTTGCGAGGATCCCATGCAGGGTTGTCGAACTTAGCGCTCGTCAATCCGTACATAGAGTTGATCGGGATCTTAAGAGCAGTGCCAAGCTTATCCAGATCATACTGCTTGGCGATAGACAGAAGTTTACCGTCAAACAGCCTACCAAGAGTGTCCAGGTCCTTATGCTTAATCGCGATGCGAGCTTGCTTAAGTTCACTGTACCTCTCAGTGTAGGGTCCGAAGAGGTTAAGCTCCTCAATAGACGTCGGGTGCATCGACGCGACGTCTAGTAATACAACCTCTTCATAGTAACCGGGTTCGGAGTATACATACCCTCCCTCCCCGGGGTCTTCACCACGATAGGAAGATCCCTTGAATTTGTCAAAGGTGTATCCCGGGAAGATCATTGAAAGATCCGTGTAAACGAACTTGCTCTTGTCGGGGCGTCTGTCTGGACCGAACACAATTGCACACGTGTGCTGGTTGGTCGTGTCATTAACAGATAGTCCCGAAAGACTAGCCAGAATCTGTCGGGCTCCCCAGTCATCACTAAGATGATTAAAGACAGCCTCAGTCGTTTCCACGTCATTCGCACAGTAATCTCCCGCGCTCTCCCATAGCTCCTCGGGGACAGGCTTGTCCCAAGGAAGACCGAGTTCCTGGTGGTGAATACCAAGTTCGATTTGCCACTTCTTCAGAGACTGCTTCTTCGTGGAGAAGTCGTAAATATCCGTGTATGACAGTGAGTACGCTTCTCGGAATGTAGCATTCGCTTCGTTGTTGACGATGCGCTTAGACTGCTCGTATAGTTCCTCATTGGAATATCCGAGCGACGCAGCGTACATGATGTGGTTGTCGTACTTACGGTTGTTGAACCCGATGAGTCGGAGCTCCATCAGCTTCTTAACGTCTTCAGCAGACGGGTTGAAGAAACGTCGGACCGGTTCATCAGGATACTTGTAGCAGACAATGAAGAGGTTAGGAAATACCTCGACGTCGAAGAACGCGATAGGCCCGTCTCCGTCTTCCTGTACTTCCATCTTGTCTTCAGACATGAAGTGCATCTCCTGCACGACCTTCAGACACCGCTCAGCCTGGTTGGTAGACTTAGCGGCGAAGGACGTCACAGCGTTCTTAGCGTCGGTCACATCATACGTGATCCCAGACGAATATGCATTGTCCAGAACCTGCTTGATGAAGTCAACGCTAGGCGCCGTTGCAGAATGCACTTCCTTACGGAGCGCTTTCGCAATGAGAGCACGAAGGTGGTTCTCATCCTTAACGTGCTGCTGGTTAATCATTCGCTTTGCTTTCTCGGGCAGTTGCTGCACATAATCTGCGATCGCCAGATCATTCGCGAGCGAAAGTCGTCTGCGCAAGGAAGCTTTTCCTCGGAAGCGCTTGATCTCGATTCCCGGCGAATACTCGGCAACGGTATCACCAGAACCAGTGTATCGGTAGACGAGGTGTAGTCCTCCACCACTCTTCGAGACTTCCGCAAACGTCGGAGGCCAAGTACTAGCAGCACGCAGATTGCGGCGTAGGTCTTTTTCACCATTCTCTCCTTTCAGATCGAAGTCGATGACAACATACTCTTCAGGAAGCCTGACGTAATGTTGCTTCGACACATCGATGTCTTTGAGTGTAGTCGTGACTGAATCCCAAGGTTCTTTGGGTGTTCCTTGAGCGGATGTGTATTGTGCCGGCTGGTTTTCAAAAATATCATCGAAAGGCGTATGATCCATAGGCTTCAGATCAAGCCATGTATCATCCTCAACCGGATTGGCGACAAGAGCCCCCGATTCAAAGAGCTCCGTCCTGAACCCAGAATATACATTCCTTTGACGGGTACCATTGACTCTGCAGCGTTCGTGGAACTCGTTAAAGTAATGCTTCACTTCGGTCCGGAACTTATGCTTAGGCATAACCCAAGTAAGGCCGGAAGCCTCAGCATAATTCCTATACTCCATGTAGGCAGATGCAAGGGTGACAAACTCTCGAGTAGAGTAGTCGTCGTACATCTCGAACATGAAGTTGTAGACGGGGTTGGTCTCGCCCATCATGACTTGCGTCCTGTAATCCTTATAGTAGTCAGGGCCCAGACTACGATAGACAGAAATACAGTGATTGGCGATAGCCCCGAGCTCTCCAGAGACCCCCGACATGATCTTACGATACTCCCCGATAGGAATGCGCCTATTAGACGGGTAAATATCAATCAGTCGTCGAGGGATACCGGAGTTTGAATCGGTGATCTTGACGGGGTTATTCGATGCCATAAGCAGCATCGTAGAAATCCGCACTGGACGAGGTTTCTTGAACTTCTCGTTAACCAGCTGGATTTCGTGAGAGATGATGGAGTTAAGACGAGTGTTGGTCTCGATCTTACTGAGGTCTCCATCATGCTCTACCGCAACCAGAGGATCATCAGCAAACGCAGACAACGCGAAAGCATTGCTACGCTGAGCCAGTGCTTCGGAGTCAAACGCCGTAGCGTAATCTCCGAAGAGAGACTGCATAATGTTGAGGATCGTAGACTTACCCGAACCAGGCTCACCGTAGAAGACAAGGAACTTGTCAATCTTACGGCAGTCGCCAGTCAGGATAGCCCCAATACCCCATTCAATCTTTTCTCGCTCCTCAGGGTCGTAGAGTGTGTCTACGAGCTTGTTCCAATTCACAGGCTCGCTATCAGACAGAGAATACGGAAGCCTGAACGACGCGTAATCTTCCTGTCTAATAGGTGTGTCTGCAAATATAGGCTTGCGATCGAGAGGATGATCGGTATCGACCATGTTCTTAGTCCATAGACGATACCTCTTCCATACACCATCCCCGTCTCGTCGACAGAGTCTAGGAAGTAAGTTGATGTGACGCTTGGCTGCGTCTTCGACATAAGTAAGGACGTCCGAGTCGATCAAGTCAATGATCTTGTGCTCTCTCTTAGTCCACAACTCGCTGTCGGGATCCCACACAGCAACGAACTCGCCCCTGTTAATCATGATATCTCGAGAATACCCGTTGATAAAATCAGGGGCTGCAGCTAACTGTCCGGCTTGTCCTCGAACCGGAGAGGTTTCGATGCTATAGAAATCCATACTCACCTCCTTTCTAGTGATATGGATCGTAGTGGTTTGCCCAAATAATCATCTGGTCTCGTAGGGGTGTCTCTAGCATTTCGGCGCCCGGTACCCTGAATAGACCACCAGAACCGTTCTGCTGGTACGTCCTATACATCACGGTCTCCGCGCTATCGAGAGCCCGAGCGTACAACTCGGGACCGTAGAACATGGAGTCGACCGCATCGGACACCCCCAAGTTCATCAGGATGGACCGAGTGAAGTCCGCTCGATCCTGGTACACCATAGCCGTTAAAGTATCCGTCAGAGAGACAAACACCTCAAGGAAAGACACCGGGCCCTGCCTCGGAGTGTCGCGATCGAATTCGTAGGCGTATTCATCCCGCATACGGAGGGCTTGTTCAGCCTTGTCTCCATCCTCAGGAATATACCACACGAACTCGATCTCGTCCCACACCGAAGCAAGGCCGCGATAATCGCTAAGACACCCTCGCTGGATCAGCCAGGGTAGGTACATCATGGTCAGATCTTATCCCAGATCACACCGTCGACGTTGAAGTCGACAACGACGTTGGAGTGGATCGACTTGCGCTCGTAATCGGGAACGCGGTAGACCGAACCCTCGATATCGCCGAAGGAAACATAGCCGTCTCCATCACCGTTCTTGAGCCACCCGACGATAGCCCCCGCCTTCATACGCGAGAGGCCGAGTTGGTCGAGGACCTCATTTAGGAACAGATGACCCTTCTTATTCAGACGTCGATTTGCCCACGCCTGAATCTCAGCGAGGTTCATAATCGTGTAATCCTCATTGGGATCCCATGCAGTGGACGATGTCTCAGAAATAATCCGAGCGTAGGGAGAACATTCTTCGACCATAGAGAGAACCGCATCCAAGACATCCCCCGCGTCGTTGGGGTTGTCGTCTGCGAGGATCTCCTCGGCAGTCTTCCCGTAATTAGGAAGCTTCGGAGCCACGATCTTGTCGACGGTCTCCTTACCCAGCGTGTCCACCATCTTCGCCTTGTAGTTGTCGAACGCATTCTGCACCGTGAAATATGCGGCGCTCAGAGCGGCCAGACGCTTACGGGAGATGCTGTTGGAGAAGTAGATGAGCGCGATCGTGGTACCGCCGATAATCACCGTGGGGGCGATGTGACGAGCAGCATCGAGAGCGAACGCAATACGGTTCTTACGCTCGATAGCGGGGACCTGCTCGTCGGGGATCTCATCGGCTCGATCCTGGCAAGCCTTGACGCGCTCGTAGTTGCGGTACTCGACGTCCTCGAAGGTACGCCCGGCCCGCCATGCCAGAGCAGAGGTCGCGACAACGCCAATGGAGGCACCGACGCTGAGGATTGTGGGGGCGTGCTTAGAAACACGGCCGATTGCAGTGTAGAAAATGGTGCTGATAGTCATCAGCAGCTCCTTTCAGAAAATATAAGTCACTTGATGGGTTCCGGGGAATCCGAAACGATGATCCAGCCATCACGGGAGGATCGGAGTTCAAACGCGTCGAGGGTAGTCCATCCCCAACGCTCGTCGGTGTACTTGGGTTGAATACCGACAGAAGAATATAGAGCAGCGACAGAAATCTGGCCATAACGCTCGATGGTCTCAGCCAGATACTCAATCACTTCAGTCGCGTCAGACTTAGTGTCGAAGACGAGATCGTCAACTCGAACGCTACTCTGACGCACAGCACTACGAGGCTCCAAATATCGAACGTTGTTGGGGGTGCCTCGAGTGTAGGTCGTACGGGACGATGACCCATACGACGTGTAGGTGCCGCTACGCCCACGATTGACGTCGACAGCACCGTAGAGAAGCTGCTGGATACCCTGTGTCACCATGTCAGTGATAGCGTTCTTAGCAGCGGGAATCGCGACATCGATCACGAGGTGATTAGCGATGTCAGGGAGATCGTTGACGAAGAAAGTCTTGAGAGCCTCCTTAATCGGGCTCGACTTACTCACCTTCGCCTTGGCGATAACCTTCGTTTCCTTCTTGGCCGGGGTGGCCCCCTCCCTGGACTTATCAGAGTTTCCAGGGAAGGAGCCGGACGAAGGTTCGATAGGAACCACGTCAGTCATTGTTGGCCTCGACAATCGCTCGGAGCTCACCCGGAGTCTTGCCGGGGTTCTCGTCGATGATCTTCTGAGCCTTCTCCATGATGTCCTTCGGGAAGAGACCACTCATGAACTTGTAGGCGAACTTCTCATCGTTGACGAGCAGGTCCAGAAGGGCATCGAATGCCGGAGAGATCATGAAAGACCTAGTCTCCGACTCATCCTTGATGAATCGACGACCGTCGGCGCTTCGTGTACCGTACGAGCACTCGATGAAATCCTTCATGAGCTCGTAGGCATCAGTCGCCGTGCCATTACCGGAGGTGACTCGAGCGAGCTTCAGAGACAGCGGGAAGCGCTTAAGCTCCATGTCAGTGAGTTCGCTCTTGGAGAGGTGGAAGTAGAGCTCCTCGTCGACAATTTCGCCGTCGAAGTTTTCGTAGGTGACCTTGATAGTCTGCATGTTACTTGGTGTCCTTTCGGGAGATGGAGTAAATACCGACGCCGAGAAGCGCCAGCAGGAGTGCCAGAGCACCGGTGATAGCAGCCGATGCACCAGTCTTAGCGAGCTTAGGCTGCTCACTAGTCTTGGGGGTAGCCGGGGTAACGTTCTGCTTCGGAGCCGGAGTGGTCGCACTGGGCTTAGGAGCAGGGGTAGTCACGTTAGGCTTGGGAGTAGGAGTAGAGGTAGAAGGAGCAGGAGTGGTCTCAGAGGGCTTAGGAGCAGGAGTGGTCTCAGAGGGCTTAGGATCGGGCGTAGAAGGCGTGGTGGGGGTAGGCTTAGGCTTTGTAGAGCCATCACCGTTGGTGCCGCCACTAGACTTTACCGTGGTAGTGGATTCCAGCTTCATGCCGTTAACCTCGGCGTGGTTGGTGACACTAGTCTGGCCTTCGGGGACCACCGTCGCATCGGGCGGGAAGACGATGCAAACCTTAGAGCCCTCGGGGGCCACAAACTTGATCGTGTTCTCGTCTACCTGGGTGGCGGTGATGATTTCGGTCGTGCCCGGGTCCCACGTATCGGACTTGGCACACTTTACCGACGATCCGAGGCGTGTGTCGAAGTCCTTAACGGTGTATTCAGTGCCACCGTTAGAGACCCATTTAATACCCCAACCAACAGTACCATCACTGTTGGTCCACCCGAACTTAAGGTTTTCCGGGCGGGCGTATTCGTAATGGACGGGGCCATCACAATCATTTGCGCAGACCCCGGTTCCTTCAGCGTCACCCCAGACGATCTTCTTGTCTGCCTTGCCATTCAGGACGATCGTACCTTCGGTCGTACCGATGGCGGCGTCCTTAAGACGTGCACGAGCCCACCAAGTACCCTTCACATCGGTCTTATCGGCGTAGGCGGGAGGGACCGTGGTGACCTCACACGTGATGGTCATCTCGGTGGCGTTACATTCTCCGATCTTCGTCCCGTCATCGAGGGTGAACGGGAATGACGAACTCCATGCAAACGGGGGTTCTCCGTTTACGGGATCCGTAGAGACCGTGAAGAACTTGCCGACTGACAGTTTCTCGACGGACCAGGTGCCGGAAATGTTGACCTCAGAGCTCGTCTGACGAGATGCACTGGTCGCCTTGGTGATCTCTGCATGGATTCGCTGAGGGGTATCACCTGCAATCGCGGGGTGAATCATGCCTCCGACGACAACGGCTCCGAGGCCAAGGGATGCGAGAACTCGCTTCATGGTAGTGTCCTTTCAGGGTGAGTGAAAGCCTATAACCCGTGTTTGGGTTATAGGTGAGATTTTGTCTCAATTCTTGGATTTCTTGAGTTGCTTCTTCCGAAGACGGTTGGGATCTAAGGCAGAGCACATGCCGAAGAAACCAAGCATGAATCCGAATGCGAACATAGTGGGTCCTTTCTTGAGGGTTAGTTCTCATTATAGGACGCGTTATTTTTACTCGGCCAGGATTCGGGTGGGTCAGTATACTCTATTGGCTCGTCGGTGAATGTGACCGTATTGTTTTTGGTCACAGCTCTTCAACCAATCTTGAACCAGTTAGGTTGCGGAGCAGGACTGATTGCAACCTTAATCGCGGGAGAGCCGCTATCTGTGATAACGGGCATGAACTGAGGTTCGATGGTCCGTCCTCCTTCCCATCCGAGCTCGTCGCCAACATCGACAGGGCTCAGATTGATCTGGGAGTAGAAGTCGTTCAGAGGGCAGGCGCCGTAGTTCAGAAGGTCTTCCGAGATATTATTACAGTACTTTCGAAGAAGCTCAGGGGTCGACCGAAAGCGTCGACCAGTGACAGCGTCCACACAGAGCACCTGCTCGTCACCGAAAATGACCATAGTGCTGTCGGGAAGCTTCTTGGTGGCTACTTCCTTGTCCTTTTCGGTAGCGCCCTCCTTGAGAACCTTCACCTGCTCAGTGAACTTGGAGCGGAGCTCAGACAAATCGAGCTGAGAGACAGAATATGCGGCAGCGAGGGCCTGGTACTTCTTCTCAGTGGCTCCGTGGAGCGCAACGATCGAGAAAATAGTCGTACCGAGGGAAAGTGCAGCCGGGACGTAGCATTTCCAGTTTCGCTTGGTGAAATCTAGGAGGTTATCCGACTTACCAGCGTCGACCTGGACGGCCTTTGCATGGCATCGACCAGACGTAATCGCGGTAGCCACAGAGCTGGCGATACCGAGTCCGGTAATGAAGATTTGTGGGTTTGCCTTACACCAGTTGAAGATGCCCTTGGCGATGTACTTGAGATTCATGGTTGGATGCTTCCTTTCAAAGGATGGGGTTCTCACTGGGAAATATTCAGTTGTGTGTCACTTGTTCTGGTTGTTGCGGTTGCGGTATTCCTCGACGTACTTCTCGAGCTTCGGGCCGAAGGCCTTGAAAAGGAGGAAGCCGACAAAGCCGGTAGCAGCAATCTTGCCAGTACCTCCGCCGAGGATCTTGGAGATCGCGTTGATGATCATCATGAAGGTGACGAAGGCGAGGATGATGATGAGCATGATGATGGTGCCGAAGGTTTCCATTGTAGTTTGCCTTTCAGAGAGAATTGATTGCGAAGAGGAGGTCGTTGTCGATCAGAGATTCCGCTCGAATCGGGATGAAACGAGCATCTGCCCCGACATTGATGGATGGGACGGAGAGGTAATCGATAGTGCTGAGACTCCTGTCTACAATGACAAAATTCTTAGCGAATGCAGTCCTATCCGCCGAGCTAGCCACGCGGTAAGGAACTACGGCGTATGAGGCTTCAGGATCCTCAGCGTATTCTCGGTGGATCATGACAAGATCCCCGTAGGAGTTTCTGAATTGGACGTCTTCATGGTTACGAGGGTATCCGTAACGCATGTGGACCGGCTTTCCCGGAATATACTTATCGATGAAGATGCCCATTGCGAGCATCTCCAGCTTATTGGTCGGGAAAGGGTGGCTGCAGTAGGGGGAGATCGATACGATACCACCCGGGGGGATGGCGACGTCAACCTCGTCAATGTTGTAGACCTTACGCTTGATCATGATGTCGCTCCTTTTCATGAAAAAGCCTATACACCATGTAAGGTGTATAGGTGAGATTGATCTCAGAGGAAGATGTCACTCTTCCGAGTCGGAGTCCGAATCGCCCTTGCTCGTGAACGACAGGACAGTGAGTCCGCCGAGAAAGAGTGCGACCGAACCAAGGGCAGCAGCCTTAGCGACGGGGATACTCTTCTCAGCGAAATCGCTGATGCGGTTCAGGAGAGGGGCCTTCTCGGGGGTCTCTTCGATTTCGGTAGACTTGGACATGAGGGTTCCTTTCTTGAGGGGTTAGTTCTCATTATAGGCGGAGTATTTTTTGCGTAGGAGTCGAGAAAGCCTATAACCCGTGTTTTTGGGTTATAGGTTTGAGATCAACGTTTGAACGTCTTGTCCAACGCGACCTTCACGATGGTGTAGGCACCGATCGCCGGGAGTAGGAACATGATGATGAGAGCGTAAACGGGGATCAGCTTCCACTCGAAGACGTCGGTCCAAATCTCGTAGATTTTCTGGTCGAGGTCAAACGCGTGGAGGATAGCACCGAACGCGCACCAAAATGGAACGACGGCGATGGCACCAACAAGGAACGTGATGATGGTAGACATAATGGGGTCCTTTCATAGGGTTGGTTCTCATTATAGTCTACGTAAAATGTGTGAAAGCCTATACACCATGTAAGGTGTATAGGTGAGAGGTCAGTCTTCCTTTGTGGTAGGTTCGAGCTGAATGCGAAGATCCTCGAAGATGAGCCGGTTAGCAAACTTGCGCGTCATCTCATCCTTGGAGGTGAAGGAGAGCTTGAAGAGTTTCTTGTAGTACTTCTTCTGCCACTCCATACCGTAGGAGGCGGAGAGCGCAAAGATGCTGAATGCGCCAGCAACAGCGTAAGAGAGAGGGATCTTGACAGACATGGTAGCGTCCTTTCAGGAGGGGTTGGTTCTCATTATAGGACGCGTTATTTTTGTGATTTCGAAAGCCTATAACCCGTGTTTTGGGTTATAGGTGAGGGAGGTTAACTAAGAGGCCCGCTGGTGATCTCAGTGATAGCCTTCAAGCTGTCACCGTCCATCCCGCTATCGACACAGATATTCAATACCTGGTTGATACGCTTGCGGTAAGCAATCGAAGTCTCCAGTTTAATCAGTCGAATATCGACGTCACGAGACTTTCGAATGCCTTCCGCGAGGCCAGCCAGATACAGACACCGGTAGAACAGCGCAATAATGGATGCGGTCGACGTTGCAACGAGGGCAATGTTACGGGTTGAGATAGACATGAGGGTTCCTTTCTTGTAGAGAGTAATCTTCTCATTATAGGACAAGTGTTTTTTTAAAGCCTATACACCATGTAGGGTGTATAGGTGAGAGATGTCTAAAGGTGGAGAGATGTCCTTTAGACCCTATTAGATCAGGGTTGCTTTTCAGCTGAACATACGTGCGTAGTAGAGCACGGTAGAGGCAGCGAAGAAAGCGATACCGACGATGGCGATGAGGGTCTGGGTGAACATGGTAGTTCCTTTCTTGTAGAGAGTAATCTTCTCATTATAGGAACTGTAAAAAGTGCGCAAAAGCCTATAACCCGTGTTTTGGGTTATAGGTGAGAGCTGTGAATCTGAGGATGAAGTCACTTCTCGGTGACATCACTCACCATCCACAAGAAGCTCAGCGTACGCAGAGCGAAGGTTGGGGTCAGAGAGCACGATCGCGCGCAGGTCGTTGTACTTCTCCTTGATCGAACGAAGTTCGTTGAGTTCTTCAGCAGCCTTCTTTTCCTTGGGAAGGTTGATGAGACCACGAACGAAATCGCAGATACCGGAAATGACAAAGATCGCGAGCAGCAGTGCGCCGACCACAGCAACAACCGCGAGCATACGGAGGTTCTCGGGGGAGATGTAGTAGACGTCAAGCAGACGAGAGTAGGTGAACATTTTTGGTCCTTTCATAGAGGTTGGTAGTTCTCATTATAGGACGTGCAGATTTTGTGCATAAAGCCTATAACCCGTGTTTGGGTTATAGGTTATAGATCAGTCGTAGAGTGTATGCCAGATGTCTCGCATAACAGCGTCTAGCAGTTCGGTCCCACTGAAGAGGCCTGCGTTGTCAAAAGCAACCCATAGAGTGTGCTGGATCTTATCGATCCGAGCCTTGTATTGGGCGATCTTGATCAACGCGGCAATGAGGGACAGAGACAGGGCGATGATTGCGAAGAGCATAATGTCAAGCATGATGACTCCTTTCATAGAGGTTGTTAGTTCTCATTATGCTCGTTGTAGATTTTGCGAGAAAAACCTATAACCCCAGTTTTTCTGGAGTTATAGGTTTGAGAGTTCTAGCGACGGAACTTCAGCATTCCGAATGCCTTCGAGGCGAGGACGTGAGTCTGCTCGTAATTGAGTACGGCGAGGAGACCCAGCAAATAGACAGCTCCGTTGGCGATAGTCTCCGAAGAGGGGATCAGCCTCTGCTTAAGATCTGAATCTTTAGCGAGCCGATGCAACCTTTCGAGGTTACCGACAGCGGTAGTGTATTCATTTGTGGAGGGGTCTTCCCCGCCGAGCCAATTAAGAACTTCGTTCTCGAGGTCCTCGTGTTCGTAGAGGCGTTCGACGTTGGGCATGAGATGCTCCTTTCTAGTGAATATATCTCACTATAGCCCGTGTTTTTATTAGTCTGAAGTCCCGGAAGGCTTCGTAACCCTCATTGTGATAGTGTCGCCATCATTAAGCTTGGAAGGCTCTGCCGGGAAATCAGCATAGACTTCATCGTGCTTGGTGACGACGAGGTCTCCGTCGACGGGTGGAGTGTAGTTGTTGGAACTGACCTTGAGACCCGCTCCAATAAGAACACCCAGCGCCGTGATGGTAGCGGTGACCTCATTGGTGTAGGGAATTCCCCACACCATACCAACAGTGTTGACGAACGTCGCCAGTGCGGGGATCCACAGCAGAGCAACGTTCTTGAGCGCATCGTAGTGATGGTTCTTCATAATTCTTTCCTTCCGTCGCTACCTTTAGGTAGCATTGGGAGATCTTCGACCTCTTCGAAGATCCTTCTTCCCAATCCATTACCGCCCATTTCGACATACGGCTTATACAAGTAGTTGTAAAAGTCGTCGTACTCATCGATTAGGATATAGCCCCTCTCGATGTAGTACCGACCGAGCGTGATGATTTGCGAGCGAGCCACGCCGATGAGAAGATCATCTACGGCATGATGCTTGGTGGATCTGGCTTGAAGCCAAGCCCATAAGCCCGAGCCACCAAGAAGCGCTGAACCCAAAGGCAGGAGGACTTCGATAAGTCTTCCTACATCCATTCTCCCGTGACGTCCCTCCCGTCCTTATAGAAGTGATCAGGCTGGATTTTGACCGAATAGTTTGTAATCTGACCGCCACTGATAGTTCTACTAGTAACGTATCCTGTAACAAACATACCGAGAGCCGAGAATGACACAGGTCTCCCAATGGTCAAATTACCAAAGTCCTCGCCACTTAGTTTATCAACCTCGACGGTCGATGTCTTTAGTTCTCCAGGCCTAATACCAATAGTAAGAGGTCCCCAGTTCTTCTTAGAATCGCCTTGGATAGCGGTCTCGTAGCGATACGGACCTTTGTACTCTCCACTATCGAACATATACGCGTGATTCTGCCTCCACGTTCGAATGTTGCCTCTAGACGAAACTTTATAATTCCCAGCATCTAAAGTATCGATAATCGTCCAGTGCGTTGGATTTTCTGGGAGTCTTCTTGTAAACGAAGCTTTAACATAATCCATACCATCGATAGATACGAATGAAGTATTCCGATCTAGATCCAAAAGGGCTAGATCTACCTCAGTGATTCCGTAATTCGATGCATAAGGCACGACGGTCGAAACTAGTGCCAGGTTTCGACTAGCAATAATATCACACGCTAGATCGTAAACTGATGTAGATGGTTCTACGTCTACATCATTAAGATCCGTATAAGGAAGTGAGCTAGCCCAATTGAAACCCATTCTCTGATTTGGAGTAGCATTCATCCATCTGAAGAAATTATAGTATGTTTGGCCATCGGATCTGGGTTTAAACACGTCTCTTTTGCTATACGACTGCCAATTTCTACGCTTTAGAAACTCCCAGGCCGATACACAGTTAACCTCTGTAACACCGTTGAAGTCCGTCGTTACAGATTCAACTATAAATGCCAAATTTGCTGCTGAAAAAACGGCCACTAGGCTACCTGGAATAGGGGCGTCAGGATCGTCAGACCTAAATTTTAGAGACGAGGTCTTTAGATCTTGGTTGATTAGAAGATCGAATACTGGGTAGTTGTCAAACTGAGAAGTCCTTGGTTTATGGACTTGCACCATGGTTGGCATTGATTATAGACCTCGTTTCATATGTACAAATCTAATCCAGGAACTTGCCTTTCCTTGCGGCATTGTCATTTGATACCCCATATCACCGTAGTTAGCTATAACATTCCTGACTACATTGGCACTAAATACAGGGTATGCTTGTTCAATGTATGCATATGAGGTTATGCCGTTCGCACCCCCTACAAAACTGAATAATTTACGTCCTTGGGCAGACGTAGTAATCCATGCTTCACATGCTTTGGTCGCGTCTTCAGTACGAACGAACATTTTGTAAGGGAATCTATCGACAGTTACGGTTCTAGAATTGCCTTTGTAGCCCGGAGGTAGTGCTAGTGCTAGCCCATCAATATCTCCTTGCACGTTCAACTCTGTTAGTCGATTAAAGATGGTATTAAACTGAGAATAAGCTTCGGCTTTAGGTGTACTCTTCAGTTTATAGTAAAAATCAAGAACTGAACCTCTTAAGAAAGGCTTTGTTGTTGAAATGGTAAACTCGATTGTGGCTGGATTTTCAGAATAGTTATACTTGATCTCCCTAACGATACATGATTGAGACCAGCTAGAATAAGGGGTTTCTGAAAGTGTCGCAGTCGATACGTCGTTTTGGGTCGTGTATTTAATATTTAGACCGGGAATGTCCGTATCGATTATAGTTACCTCGGCTTTCCTAGCAACTCCAGCAAGAAAATTAAGAATCGATTCGGGGGTACGCTCGGTGATAGTAACTACGGGTGTAAGACGAACATTGATGTCAATGGTTGAAGACTCGACGCTCGTAAGATTACCATCCGTAAAACTAAAGCTAGTTTTATCACCGAACGTACCCTCGATGATTTGGGCCACCCATCCCTGTTGAATGACATTTAGGTCAAATTCTAGCCATTTAAGGTCGACAGCAGACCCAAGAGAGATTCGTGAGATGGGCATGACGATCAAATCCTTTTCATTCGTTCGATCTGACGCTCGGTCTGACGATAGATTTCATTCAGGTCGAGCGCCTTCGGGCTTGTATTGTACTGGTTGAAGACCGTTGGAGTCTGGTTGTTCCGCAGTTCTTCTCGAAGAGCTCGGAGTTCCTGCTGCATTTGGCTGCCATTTTGAACCGATGAACCAATAACGGACGCGTGAACGCCGCTGAGTTCCAGGTCACGTAGGCTTTGGATCTCAGACGTATCGACTGTAGGTTTAATTACAGGCGAGTAGTCCATGTTGACATCCATTGTATCTAGGATCTTCTCCGAGATATTCTTCAGATCTCGGTATACCGTATCCTCGTTGTCTCCGAGGCCCTTGCTCATACCAAGCATCATGAACTTCGCGACTTCGGCGAACTTCCTTGACGGTGAGTGAATACCGAGGAAGCTCTTCACGGTTTCGAGGGCACTACTCGCAATGTTGCGCATCAGGTTGATGACTGCATTCTTAGCACTGTTGATGCCGTTCACGATACCGTCAATCATGTTTCTACCGATTGACATAGCGTGAGATCCGATGTCACCGGCAACATTGTTTATGTCGCCGAAGATGAAGTTCTTGATACTATTGACTAGCTTACTAACAGCTGCTTTTAGCTCGGGTCCACGCTTATCAATCGCGTCCGAGAACGCGTTGATGAACGTGATTAGAGCATTGAACGCTGCATCAATAATTCCAGCCGCCATACTAGCCATACCGGTCAACCAAGCGTTAATTAGATTAACGCCTGCCTCAACCATCTTCGGTATGTTCTCGGCAAGAGTATTGATGATGCCAATCACTAAGTTCAGTACGAACTCGAGTACTAGAGGAACTAGCTGCTGGAGGAAATCAAGAATCGAGGTTAGCCAGGAGAGCAGATGAGCTGCGAATGTAGGCAGGTATCCATCGATAGCAGAGAGAACCATGTCGAGAATTGTAAAGAGCCTTACGAGAATTGTAGGCATGGCTTGCTGGATCTGGTTTAGTAGATTAAGCAAGATACCGATAACAGCAGCAATCAAGCTCGGACCCTTAGCCCATATCAATTCGATCAGCTCAGTCGCAAGCTGTGTAACGCCATCCCCTACTACCTTGATAAACTCGACCAAAGCCGGACCGAAAGCCTTAACTAGGGCCTTAAGAGCCTTACCAAGAGCGGGGGCCGCGTTTCGAACAGCATTTGCTACGCCTACCAACGCTGCCTCGATCGCAGGAGATGCCGCCGCAATGATAGCTGCACCTGCTGCGATACCAGAAGCAATTGCTACCATGCCGGTTCCGATTGCAGGGCCCGCTAGGCTAATCACACTGATGAACGCTGTAAACGCCATTACCAGTAGCGTAATACCACCGATAACCCCGAGTACAATAGCACCAATAGCGGCGATAGCAAGTGTAAGCGCGATGAGACCCGGGACCACCATCTGTGCGATAGCAGCAGCACCCAATAGGACTGCTAAGCCGCCACCGATGGCGAGGAGTGCCATACCGAGAGTGGGACCGTCCATCTGGCCAAGTAGTAACATGGCATCTGCCAGAACTCTAAACGCAACTGCAAGCAATAGGATTGCTCCGGCACCGAATGCTGATTCAGTGGCCATGTTCGCAGCCACGATCATCCCTGTTAGAACCATACCCATCTTATATGCTGCGACAAGAAGGGCATCCCATGGAATCGCCCCGATTTGCTCGAGCGCCTTTGCGGTCAGAAGCATGGCCCCGGCTATGACTAGCATAGTGAAGGCACCTAGAATGGCTGTCGGAGGGATCTTAGACATAGTCTCAGACATAACCCACATGACCGCGGCTATGATACCGGCGGCAACAGCCAATCCCACAAGACCTTGAACTAGATTCCCTGTCGGAAGTGAGCCAAGGACTACTACGACGCCCGCAAGAACAGCGATAGCCCCCGCGAGTTGGTTGATCAGGATGGCCATACCTACCATCTGCCCAAGGGAATCTTTCTGTTCGTCTATCATTTTGACGAAAAGAGCGATGCCTGCCATCAGAAGGCCGACCGAAATCAGCCCCTGCATGATGACTCCAGTCGGAAGTAATCCGAGGAGGGCAACTGGTGCGACCAGTAGATTAATTGCGACTGCCATCCCTAGTAGCGCTGCTACACCGGAGACCATCTTCTTCTCTTTGGAGGCCAGCTTATCGACTACCCTCGCCATACCCTCGACCATGAGTCCGATGGCGATGAGACCCTGTCCAAGGGTCTTAACATCCATGGATCCCATGATAGCGACTGCGATAGACAGCACGAGTAGTGCGCCACTAAGCATGAAGAGAGCCCCGAACAGAGCACTCATCTTCTTAAGGTCAGTCTTGATCGCAAACAGGCTATTTAGAGCGGTAGTAAGAATCTTAGCCAGGACCCCGATAGCGATTGCGCCTTGAATTAGCTTGTCTGCCGGGAGCATAGCCAAGATGAATAGCGCTCCAACTAGAATCAAGATGGAGACGGCAATATCTCGCAGTGTCTTAGCCTTGATGGCCTCAGTCAGCGAGCTAAGAGCAGTCTTAAGTTCGCCAAACACACCGCTGATCTTACCCATAAGACCGCTCGCTGAGTCGGTAATATTCTGGAACCCACCAAGAAGGTTTTGGAGGGTTTTGAAACCCATAGCAAGGCCGCCGCCTAGAAGAGCACCGCTTAGGATGTCACTCAGCGACATTTTCTTCAGACTATCGCCTAGGCCGATCCAGAAACCATAAATCATATCCCCGACGTTTTTTAGGGCTGTTCCGACGTTCTTCTTGAATGAGGTAAATGCATCCGAGCTGGCCGCGAATTCCTTAATCGCACCGATACCTGATGTGAGCCCACTGATCAGAGTTGAGATCGTAGTCATAACCGCTGTGGCCAGGACTGCGAACCCCTTACCCACCGATACTAGGACAGCGCCCAGAATACCAAAAGCATCGAATGCGCTTCGGACTGTCTGCGCAAACCCACCAAGAACCTTGTTAAGCATGGTTCCTGATGTGGATACACCAGTAAAGATGTTATCCTTGATGTTCTTCAGAGCTGTTCCAAGCTTTCCGAACAGATCCACAATGATGTTAACGAGTTCGCCCAGAGGTCCGAACGAATCCATCATCGTCTTGAATCCATTGGAGATTCCGGAGAAGGCCGAGCCGAAACTCAGTCCGTCCCCAATACGCTTGAAGCTATCCCCAATCGCCTGACCGAAGTTCTTGATGGCTGAGATCTGAGGAGCAAAGAAGTCGCCGATAAGATCCTTGATTTCCTTAAGTTTTTCTCCGAACCTCTTAAAGGCTTCCGAGACAGACTTGATGACTTCATTCCAAGCTAGGAGTAGACCCGGCTTAGAATTCTCCCAGAAGTTACCGAGAGCTTTAGATGCGTTCCCGACTGCGGCTCCCAGCGACTTACCGAAGGTCTCAGTAATCGGCTTGATAGACTCACCGAAAGCCTTAGCCTTCGCTGACCATTTGGGTCCGATCTCTTTTGCGACGCCTTCCATAGTCTTGTAGAAGGAGGTGCCCCAATCCTGTACAATCCTGGTGATCTTGCCGAACGGGCTGGCCGTATCATTTAGGAATGCATCAAACGATCCGCCAAGACCGGTAAGTCCTCCGATAAGAGGCCCGAATACGTTCTTGACGGCATCTTTAAGAACTCCGAAGAATTCTCCAATCGGGGGTAGGATCGCTTCGACCACTGCACGGATTCCATTGAAGAATGGTGCGATTGCGAGACTTGTGAGTTGGGCAAACCAGTCCGCAAGAGACTGAACCCAACCGACTACCGTGTTAAGGATAGACCCGAGAGCTCCGAGAACATCAATGCCCCCGGTCATCTGGCCGAACCAGTTAGCGAAGACGTCGATGATCTCGGAAATCTTACCTCCGATTTGCAGTAGGGGCTTGACTAGAGCTCCGACAAGGATCAGGCCGATCTTGATAACGGCAACAACCACCTGACCAATGGCAGCTCCGAATCCAAACAGTGCTTTAACCACCGGCCAGATGATTTGGGCTACCATTTTGAAGATTCGGCCGATGTCCGAAGCCATCTGGTCCGACATGATCAGCCAGTTGGCGATTTCATGGTGGAGGAATTTCGAGAATTCGAACAGTGCGGCACCGGCATCACCAGTGAACACGTCCTTGACCGCTTCACCGATTGCGAAGATCGGCTTAGATGCGGCCTTCCAAAGATCCATGAGGGCATACCACCACTCATACCAGCCACCGAGTTCATCCCAGCGATCTAGGATACCCTGTAGAGCATCAAAGAATGCACTGATACCGCCATTGACGACGTCACTGACGCCAGTCCAAAGGGTTCGAGCTCGTTCGAAGTCGCCGAAGAAGGTCCTGAATAGCGATGCCCATCCCGAACCCAGAGACTCCGCAACTGTGTCCATGAGCTGAGCGAAAGTCTTGACCTTTGTAGCGGCATCGTTAGCCGTATCGGCCAACTTCATAATCTGCTCAGTCTGCTCTTCAGTGTAGCCCGCGTTTAGCAGCTGCTCTTTAGAGAGATCACCCGTGTACTGGGCGAGCGTCTCAATCATGATTTCAGAGGTAAGCCAGCCTTCCGCCAGGGAGTTCCTAAATGAACCCTTAGACTTGATAATATCGTCGACCGCGACACCGTAAGTTCGAGCGGTTCGCTTAAGCGATTCCTGGAACTGTTCGCCGCCCATACCGGCGTTGACGATCGAATTCCAGTCCTGGAGCTTGACCACGCCGGTAGAAAGTGCCTGTGAAAGCTGGTACATAGCCGTGGCTGCCTGGGCTGAAGACGCACCAGACATAGCGGCCACGTTGGAAAGGCCCTTAATCGAGGACACCGATTCCTTCAGACCGACGCCTGCTGAAGTGAACATACCAATGTTCTTGGTCATTTCACTGAACGAGTAAATCGTCTTATCAGCGTACTGGTTCAGCTCATCGAGGGCCGCATTAATGGTGGCTACAGTCTCGCCCTTGGAGAAGGTGTTGGCCTGAATAGTCTGAACCGCGTTGAGCTGATTCTCGTATTCACGGAAGCCGTCCAGAATCGGTCCGAATGCGAAGGAGCTGAGCATCGAACCGCCGGCCATAATAGCCTTTGACGCGATGTTACCGAGCGCCACAGAAGCGGCGCCCCCGAGCATCGTAAAGTTTGTCGACGTCTGCTTAGCGACAGCACCAATGTTCGCTGTGCTTGCAGTAGCGCCTGAAGAGGCCCCATTGATAGTAGTGTTTACATTCTTAACACTGGTAGCAAGGCCATTCATACCCTTAGCGGCGTTCTGAGCTGCCGGGTTAATTCCATCAAGACCGGTCGTTGCAGTCTTGAAGTTCATTCCTTCTTTAAGTCGGGTTACGTTCTTGAGAACGCCCTCAACCTTGGAAGAGAACTTAGAGTCGTCGAGTTCAAGACTCACGACCTTGTTTTCAATAGACTTTGCCATGTTACTCGAGTGCCTTTCTCACCATTTCATCGATCTCTTTGAAAATTGGGCGCATAGCGGGGTTGATGTAATCTCGACCCTGCACGTATCCGCCCTGCCTAGTGCCGTGTCCGTATTGCAGGATGATGGCAATGGGCACTCCATCGACAACATGGGTATTATACCAGACGATCTTAATACCTCGACTGGTTTTAACCGTCTTGTATGCCCAGGAAGAAGCTGTTTTACCAGTCTTCGTGGGTGTTGCAGATTGGAGGGCCGCCAGACCACGTGAGGCTGCGTCGTTAAGTACAGAACGAAGGTTCTGATCTTTTACCCTTTGCAACCATTTTGACGTGTCGAAGTCTCCTTTGAAACTCATCTCAATCATGACGGCCCTCCTTTCCGTTAGTTATTGATCACGCGAGTAAGTTCAGTCGCAGTGATCGGACCTACGGTACCATCGGTCGTCACGCCGAGGATTCGCTGGACCTCAGCAACGGTATCGTCGTGAGCCTCTTCCGAGAGCTCGCCCCAAACACCATCAACCTCGGTACCGACGACTTCCTGAGCGAACTCGATTCCACACGGGAAGTTGTTACCGCCCCAGTCAGATGCGGAGACGAGGACAAGCGCCCGAAGGTTCAGGTCGGAAGCGTCTGCGGAGCAGTGCAGAGCCTTGGCGAGCTGCTCGCGGCGATCAACCGTAGTGACCGCGGGAGGTGCGTACGCAGGAGTAACCTCTCCTCCAGACAGACGGTTGTACATCTCAACCGCGTAGCCCATGTAGGCGTCGCGATACTTGTCTCGGAGCTGGAACGGGCAAGCAGTCGAAGAGAAGTCCGAATGCGGGAACACATTCCATCCCCAGGTAGGCGAACCCAGACCGTATCCGTAACAGAGAGCTCCAGTGAGGTAGCCACCATACTTGATCGTGGCTTCGGAGATGTCCCAAGGCGTACCGTCATTGGGTCCTGTGATGTTGGCGTGCTCAATACCAATAGACTTGGTATTCGCTTCCCAGCTACCGGCATGGTATGCTGTGTCGTAATCGTGGACAGTCTGTCCGATAGTACCATCGACCTCGACCTGGTAGTGAGCCGACGTACCAGCGCCTTCCCAGAAGTTACCAACAGTCTCGGTAGACTGGCGGACTCCAGCGTTGTGATGCAGAACGATGAACTCGATGTCATGACCTTCGCGACCGCGAGTGAATGACCGGTTGATGAAGTACTGCTTATCGGCGATAAGGTTGGAATAATCCATGACTATCCTTTCGAGTTATATCTAGCCCGACGGGCCTTGTTCATGGCAGCTCGTTGGGCGGCGGTTGCACTGGCGCTAGCGTTACTGCCACCCTGTTTAGCGGCAGAAAGCTTAATCAGTGTAAGTAGTCTGTTTAGATTCCACTTGTCGCAGTCGTACGGGATGTTGAATTGCGACATATACCAGTAGATCAGTTCGCTGGTCATGGAATCTTTGGGTCCACCTCTAGAGGGCGGATCTAGTAAATGTGTTGCAGAGGCTCCGTCGGAGATATAGTCTGCTATTTTGACCTGAATGTTTCGATCAAGTCGACGCATGAAATCCCCGGGGAGTGGTTCCTCTGACATACACTCTACATAGTACAACGTTTCTTCAGGTGTGTTGGGTGGGTTGTCTAGAAACGACCGTTTATAGACGGATTCCCACTTACTTACAGAATACAAAGAATGCGTTAGGTGTAGCGTACACGGAGGCATCGATATGAATGTGGAGGTATCCTCATCAAACCGTTCCTCCCCGGGGAGTTCAAGCGTTAGTGAGATCATGCCGCGACGAGCGTCTTAATCTCATCCGGGGTGAGAAGCGTAGCAGGGCCGGCAGCGCCGTAAAGCTTGTCGGTGATCTTCTTGTACTTCTCGGGAGTGAGCTTGGTTGAGTCGATCGTGATCAGCGAGGTGGGCTGAGCGCCAGTCACGTTGATCGGAGTCGTGGAGCACTCCCACGAGAACGCAATGGCCTCGGGCGAATCCGAGATGGTGTTGTACGCCTTCTCGGAAGGTGCTGCCATCGCACCGTAAACGATGTGAAGGAGTTCACCATACTGGTCACCCTTCGTATCGTTACCCAACTTCGTGCAATAGGAGAACGCGAAGCGAGTACGAGGCTGCTGACCGATGTTGATACCGGCAACGAGAGCAGCCGTGCCATCACACACCCCGAACTCATCGGGGTATGTATAGGCTTCGATTGTAAACTTCAGGTTCTCCGCTGAAATCAGCGTGAGGTACTTGATGTTGTCGGCGTAGATGTCCGTAGACTCAGCGCCCTCAGGACTCTCCGAAACGGACTTGAGACCATTCCAAGCCACGCCGTTACCGTAACGGTTCTGCTTGAGGTCGTAAGGGAACAGAACGCCCTTGTTGACGCCAGTCTGGTAAATGTGCTGGCCTTCTTCGTCCCACTTGATGGGCATGATTTCTCCTTAGAGGTAGGTTGTAAACACGAAGTGATTCATACCCTCGGAGGTATATGTCGTGTCTAGCGTTGTGTAAGGTATGTCGAGAATAGCGTCGATCGCATCGGGTTGTGGGTCTTTGGTGATCAGAGTCACTGTGTACTCGAGACTATCCTTATACCGACGATCCGAAGCATGTGTCGACTTATTACGGGACAGATGGAACAGCACCGCAGGGTAGTCCATCTTAAGGTTCTCAGGCGGCTGAAAGTATACCCTGTTATGGGCTACAGCCTTCCTGAGAAGATGTAGGAGGTCCTTATACGTGCGCATACAGACCTCCTAGATTGATCGTAACTCGTGGTGGATCGATAGATACTGATTGTACCTCCCATTTTGAACCTTTCCACACTACGTATCGAAGGTCCATGAGATGGTGGTTCATCCACGGAGTTAGGATTACGCTAACTTCGTTGGAGAGACGGAGGTTGGTGTTCACAGAGTCTGAATTGTTGTACCGATTAGTAATCCTTCGAAGGAACCCCTTAGCCGGTACTTCTTTTCGGTCTTCTATGTAGACACCTTCCTCCGTCTCTACAGTAGTTACGAAGCCTAGCTTACCGCTAAACTTCGACATGGATTCACGCCTTATTGCGAGAAATCGTAAGGGCCGAGTACGGGGCTGTCAGAGAACCCGACAGCCTCGTTTCCATGAGGTACTTGAATTGATTAAAATCCAAGTCGAATGTTTCAGCCATACCAAGCTCCGCACCGGCATTGCTGCCGATCGTATAGTCGCGCAGATCGACTACGATGGCAAGCAGCTCGGTGTCGACACCCTTAACCTGGTGCTCGAAGCCGTTCATCTGCGGAACGGTGACGATCTTCGAGACGCCCATGGCAGCCGCAAGGGAAGCCTCGGTCTCGTAGATGCGACGACCGTTCTTGTCCTTCAGGAGAAGGAGCGAAACGAGGCGCTTCTTGTCGATAAACAGCGTCGGCGAGCCGGAGCCCTCGAGATCCGCGGACGCCAGGACGATGTCGTCGACCAGGGTCTCATCAGTCGTGGAGTGCTCAAGGGTCTTGTGGATCGCGTAGAGCTCGTTCTCCTTGATGATGGGACGAATCGCCTCCTCGTTCACTTTATCCGGATCGGACTCGGTACGACCATCACCCAGGAGGATAGCGCGAGCGATTTCCTCGTTGAGCTTACCCTTCATCTCGGACTTCAGCCAGGAGACGACGTTCATGTCGGTGATGTCGACAATGTCGTCACGATCCAAACGCTGCTTCTTGTAGATCGTCGTGGGGGACGTCGTACGCATGAGCAGCTTGATGACCTCGTCGGTCTTCTTCGCTGCCTTCTTCGCGTAACCCTTAGCGCGAGCCTTGTCGTCGCGGATGTCCGCGAAGATGGACTTGATACGAGCAAAGGGGGAGTGCTTCGTACCGTTCATCACGACGGAGACCCAGCTCTGGTCGCGATCGAGGGTAATGGGCTCATCGGTGATGGACTTGGCGTCGGGGAACAGGTAACCGATGTTCTCGATACCGTAGTCTGCATGACGCAGTTCCTCGGACAGGGTGGTGCCGTTCGTCTTCGCGCGCTCAACAATAGCGGCGAAATCCGAGTGGGACAGGGTGTTCTGAGCGTCCTTATCGGTGCTCTCGAAGATGTTGTGCTTCATGTTTTCCTCTTCGTCGGTTTCTTCGTCGGTTTCTTCCGAGTCCTCGTCAGAGTCCTCTTCGGATTCCATGTCGATTGCGGCGGCGATCAAATAGTTGACGGCCTCCATCTGTTCTTCGGTGAGATCCGAGAGAATGTCACCGATGGTACGATCCCCCTCGGGAGAGGAATCTTCTTCGTTGGCGGTTTCTTCGTCCCCGCCCTCGAAGTCTTCATGAGTTGCGTCATCTTCCGTGATTCGGATGATGGCGGCGTATCCAGAATCGTCGCTGTGAGCCACAGAGACGTTCTCGATGACTGCTCCTGGGTTAGCTCCTCGGAGAACAAGAGACACCTCAACGATGTTTCCGTGTTCGACGACGGGACCCTTCTGCTGGAGCTGGTTCGCGAAGATCGACATGGCGTTAATGTCGCCGTGTTCGACCAATTCACGTGCGTGGTCAGCCTGCGAACTTCCGTTAAAGAAGCCGTAGGTGTACACACCATTACCTCGGTTCTCGAGCATAGCGTGTCCAAGGACATTTGTGACTTCACCGTGACCATGCTGCCAAACAAGAGGCACAATAGCCCCGTCGTTTTGCGAAAATGCATCGTGGCCGATAACACGGCCGTCGGAGCACTTAACGCCGGCAACAGTGGCCCAGCCTTCAAAGTCGGCCTTGCTAGTGTCAAGCTTCGACACTGTCATTTTGAACCTCCTGTTTGGATTCTGCATTTGCAGAGCTTGTGTACGGGTTCGCCAACTGATCAGCCTTAGGATCTGTTGCCTGAGGCAGACCGATAATTGAACGAATCTCGTTAGGTGTCATCACCAGGTTGGTGATAAACGTTTGAGCCATCGATGCCACCGAGTCCAGAGACGCTGACGAGAACGGATCACGAACATAGATGATACGCTGACCCTGAGTTCGAGCGGTTCTGGTTAGGAAGACCATCGTGGCTGATTTGGTGATGCTGTCCAAGATCGGACGCACGGTCCTATTGTAGTAAGACAGGTTGGTCTCAGCATCCGCGGTACCATTGAATACGCTCTCGGTAAAACCTAGCGCGTTGTAGAGTTGCTCCGTCAGATACTTAACCTGCTCAAGTAGGTTGTTCTCCACCGGACGGTTCAACTGAGTGATCTTCTCTGCTCCATCGACGTAGGCTACGCCGATTTCAGAGTTTCGAAGCTGCGATTCAATGGCCTCGCGTCGGCTTTCTGCCTGTTGCTGTCTAAGTTCGCCTCGTACCGAATATGGAAGCTGGATGATAAGATCCAGTTTCTTACCCAAGGCACTATTATCAATGGCGTCTAGTGCATCGAGCTTTCGTGCGAGTCGCTGGGCCAACGAGCCGTTGGTCGCAGTGACATCATAAAGTGGCGAGTGAACAACACAGACAGAATGTTTAGAAACGGTGATCGTTTCTCGGTTTCCGGTACGGTCGTTATAGACATCTACATCGACTGAATCAGTGTACCAGTTTACAACACGACCTACACGCATCGAAAGGACATCAAACGAGCCGTCTTCGTTCAGTTGGATGTCTGTATCGACTGGTACCAGAACCGCAGACCCGTATTCAAGCATCGTGTATACGAGTTCGTAGATCAGACTATTGGATGTCTGGTCTACGTTAGCCATCAACGAAAGGCATTCGTTTAGCTTGGATGGTTGTTCTGAATCATACCTGCCATTTTGATCGACACGGACGTGACGAATCGGCGTGTTAGAGACGTCCAATGCAATCTTGTTATAAAGCGTTTGGACTAGGTTAACACTTCCGCCAGATCGATACCTGGGTCTGTATTCACTGTATGTCCGAGTAATCAACGAATGAGAGTCGTTGCTTGTGAACACGTTCCAGGCTTTTGTAAGTCTCGATCGGATACCCATACAACCTCCTTTCCTTACGCGAAGTCGTCTAGTTGTTGTTTGTATGCAACCCAAGCGTCCATCAATGCTGCGACGCTGTCGATCTTAAGATCCATTCGTTTCTTAAGAATCTTTCGGTTGCCGTTAGTGTCCTCGATGGTGATGGTGTTGCCCATCGCCCAGGACATTAGCTCTTGATCGAACAGCAGATGTCTATCCGAAGATAGCTTCTTCAATTCGCCAAGCGGCACTGATTCCGTCCTAGCTCCCTGGATGACCTTATGAACACCGTATGGTCCGTTTTCAGTCACCCATCGCTCGACGAACTCACGTGCATTGTAGGGGTCGTAGCCGAATGCTCGAACATCGAACTCCGAACGGATGATAAAGTCATCCAGATCGTTGTAGACTGCGATCATATCGAGAATCGTCCCGTCCATGACTTGAAGGGAGCCTTCTCGAATGAAAGATTCGTATTTGACGCGACCTGCGGCCGGTAGTTTATCGAACGTTCTGGTAGTGATATACGCTCGAGTCTTTACTCCGAAGGTACCGTCACCTAGCGGGAAGAGGAATGTAAAGGCACAGAAGTCGTCACCCTGTGACAGGTCCGCTCCCATTGCGCATGGCATCTGCCAGTACTCCCTCTTCTGATGGGGTATCGTTTCTTCATAAGTAAAGAAGTACGTATACCCCTCCATGGGGATACCGAAACGCTTGGCCAAGATGTCGTTACGGGCTGAGGGCACATTTTCAGCTCGGGCGACGTCTCGCTGGTAGGTATCGTAAGATACGGTCCTACCAATATTCGGCTGCGCTTTAATCCACATGTTAGGGTCAGCCACTTCCTCAATTTCATCCAGTCTGTAATACCAGATGGACGTGTGAGGATCGTAGTAATCACCTTTAAGGATCGAAAGTAGCTCCATTTTGATTGAATCGCCGATACCGTTTCGTACCGTACCCTCAGATGACACCGCAAGGATCACCCAGTCGTTAAGTTTAGACGCGCCCTGCTCTAGAGCAGAGATCACGTCCTGCCTAACGTCTCCAGAGAGCCATTCGTCTACGGTATTCACTTTGGTTCGGAGACCCTGAAGTTTGTCAACGTTCATGGGTCGAACCTCAAGTAGCGATTTAGTCGAGAAGTTCTCAATCCCTCGCTTCGTAGGTGTCAGGAGATCCTTGTTTCGGTTCCCTCCCGACGTTGAGTGTACGCTACCGGCGGTCAGAAACTTGAACAGAGGACCCCTAGACCGCGTAATAGCAGTCTTAAAGGGGCTCAGTGTTTCTTCCGCCTGAGGCATCGTCGGCGCCGTGGCTACCTGATGTGTAGTCGCCGTATCAATCGTAAGGAAATACGCGTGAATGAACGACATGTACATCGATTTGGCGGCACCTCGAGCGACGATAAGATACTGCTTATTTACCAGCCTTCTCTTTTCGTCTACCTGAACGTACTTACCTTCGTGACCGTTCTCGTCCGGGATGAATTTGGTGACTCGTTCGAAGTAGAACCATGACAGCAGACTCTCAGCCCAAAGTTTGAAGCTGTCGAGTAGTGTCAGATCCGCTCCGTCAGTCAGAGTCATCTCGTTGTTGCAGAAAGCGATGAAGCCCTCGATTGCCTGGTCGTCGTAATAGTAACGAGGATTAGCAATAAGATCATCAATACGGTTCATCTCCATTTCAATGGTTCGAGAGACCGGAATTTCTCCAGCTAGGACTTTATCTCGGAATTCTCCATAGTATTTTGGTGTGGCCGTATTAGACAGCGTCACTACTTCTTATCCTTCTTCTTTATGACCTCGGAAAGACCTGTAGCTCGATCGGCTTCCTTGGCCAGAGCCTTGATGCTACCCGTAGACAGGTTGGAATCGATGGCTCCGATTAGCATATCGCTAGCCTTCTTAGCTGCATACTTAGTAAGGTTAGAACTTGCCTCACTCACGAACGTATCGGCGAGCTTAGCGAACTGAGATCGGTTCGCCTTCTCGTATTCCTCGAGCTTCGCCTTCAGTTCGGAGTTCGTCTTTTCGAGCTGAAGACGCTTGTTCTGCTCGATCAGATCCGTTGTCGTGAGGTCTCGAGGCTTAGCCTTCCTCTGATCTCGAGTAAGGCCGCCCTTTGGTGTGGTCGCATACTTCTCAAGCTTAGCTTGCTTTTCTGCTTCCTTAGCCTTCTTCTTCTCTTCGCGCTCGTGCTGCTTAACCTCACGCTCGTGCTTCTTCTTCGCACGCTCTGCATCTCGCTCTTTCTTCTTCTGGGCCTGTTCGGCCTTCCGAGCTTCTCGAAGCTTCTGGTTTTCAAGCTTCTTGCGAGCTGCCTCGGCCTTCTTTTGAGCACGTTCGGCGCTGGAGTTTGAAGACTTCTTACCGCCTCCGCCGCCAGACTTCTTACCGCCTCCGCCGCCAGACTTCTTACCGCCTCTGGCAGCCTTCTTGGCATCGCTAGCAGCCTTCTTAGCAGCCTTCTTAGCAGCCTT